ATTTGGAATGATTATTGCATTGATTTGTCTTAAAGTTCGACAATTACGCAACCAATTATTGAGTCGATATACGCATTGTCCTCGTCCGTCAGTTTGGTTTTCAGAATTAAGTTGGGAGACCAAGCGTAGAATTTTGTTTGCATTTGGGGGCATGTTTATGTGGAAATTCTTGCACAATGCAGCTCGTGCCTATTTTGCTTCTTTAAAGCATGTGCAAGCAGGAGAACGCGATGGTTTTAATAATGGTTTTGAAATTAATGAGAAACCGTGGCAAAATAATGAACACCCGTGGTGGGGCGATATTGGACGTGCAATTCGAGAACGCCCGTATCGTTATAAGGTTCCGCGTGGGCATGATGCAGAGAACACATGCGATCAGCATATTATTAACATGATGATCAAACGTCAATGCATTCTTGAGAAAGAAGATGGAGAATTTTGTAATATTGTTCCAATAGAAAGTAATATATGGCTTTTACCTGGCCATGTGGTGCCAAAGCAGTCGATGAAGGCGAAAATTCGGCGTCCAGCAGGGAATTTTGCCAATGTGATACTGGACCCGGCTTCCACCATTAAAGTTAGTGGAGACTTGTGTTTATGGTATCTTCCAGAAATGGGAGATCAAAAAGACATTACTGGATATTTGCCCACAGCTGAGATATATGATGGCAAAAGTATTGATTGCCGTATGGTATATAACGATAGTCATTGTGTGAAAGTTAGTGATCCTTTTTGTGCGACTTATAAGCGTGTTCATACAGAACGCGGGGGTGTATTTAAAGGATTGGATTATAATTTTCCTATAAACACGTTTAATGGTTTGTGCATGGGCACGCTTGTAGGTTTGGGGAAAAAGCATCACATTGCAGGTTTTCATTTGGCCGGTCGCGGTAAGCACGGAGGTGCTGGTTTGTTAACTTTTGAACAGTATTATGTTGCGAAGAGTAAGTTGGCTGCAAAACCTGCCATACTGTTTTCGCATAGTTCGATGCCTTTTAACACTCAGATTCAGGATGTTGATGTTGGTCCATTAAGGGCACCCCATGAAAAATGTGTCACCAGATCGCTTCCTTTGGGTAGTAAGGTTAAGGTGATAGGGTCACATAATCAACCTTTTTCAACGCCTAGTAGTAAAGTGGTTACTTCTTTGATTTCAGATTCAGTGACGACTATAATGGGCATTCGAAAACAACATGGCAAGCCTAAGGAAATGGCAGATCGTCGTCACAAGGAAGCTGATATTGTTGGAAAGGTGGATACCGTATTCCAAATAGATCAAGCGAGATTGGATAAATCAGTTGTCGATTATGGAATTGATATTGAGAAAAAATTGTGCGAAAAAGAGTTGAGGCAAGTACGCGTTATTTCTGATGATGCTAATTTGTCTGGTTTGGATGGAGTCTTGGGTGTAAACGCTATTAATTTCGCTACATCACGAGGTTTTCCACATTCGGGGCCTAAGGATAAAATTGTTGATTTGTCCGATAGAGTTGTTGATGGAATTTCGTGTGTGCGTGATGCTCCGCCAGAATTGTGGGCAGAAGTTGCTCGCATGGAAGAAACA